GGGAAAAACAAGATGAAAATGAGTATTGAACATTCCTTTGAATACACGAGGTGTTAACAATGTCAAAATCACCAACATTAGCTTTAATCTTGTCCATAGTCCCAGGCTTAGGCCACGTCTACGCTATGGGTACAGCAGGAATCCCGAGAGCACTTGTGTTCTTGGGTAGTATAGGTATCTCAATCTGGTTCTGCCTGATCCTCATAGGGTTCATCATGGTTCCTATCCTGTGGATCTGGTGTGCTGTTGATGCAATGGGTATGGCAGCTAGAGCAAACCAGGGACTAAATAAAAATACTACTTTTGGAGTGTGAATTATTTTTTTTCAAAAATTCAGTTAACGCCGTTAACACTATTACATTTAAAATTAATATATCAAATGGGAATTCCTATGACTACAATCAAGAAAAAAACGAAGAAAAAAAGGGTAAAACCTCCACGAAATCCCGAAGTTTTCAGATGGACTCCGCAACGCAAAAAAGCTGCATTATTATTATCAATCGGCACTAAAAATTATGAAGAAGTAGCTGCAGAGGTTCGGGTCCACATCTCAACCCTCTGGGAATGGCGGAAAAATCCAATCTTCCTCAAGGAAGTCGACAGGCTCACCCTCGAAAACGAATTGGCAACCAGGGCAGGCCTTCTCCGGGAATGCATCAAAGGCCTTGACCTGAAACGAGACAAAATTGAAAATGACAAGAACACTCATCTCCATTACGTCCAGGCAATAGCTGACCTCCAGGGTCTGACAAAACAAAAGGTCGAACTTGATGCTAATATGAACCACACCGGCGGAGGCGCAGTAACGATATACATTCCAGACAACGGGCGGGATAAAAAACAAAATGACGAACAAGAATAGTCCTGATAAGGAGATCCGTCCTCAACCAGGACCCCAAGAATTTTTTCTTTCTTCTCCGGCTGACATTATCATATATGGCGGGAGTGCGGGCTCTGGAAAATCTTTTGTACTTCTTATCGAGCCTCTCAGACATATACACGTAAAAGGATTCACAGCTAATATTTTCAGAAGGACATATCCTCAGATCATGAACGAAGGTGGCCTGTGGTCCACATCTCAGGAAATCTATCCTTACGTTGGAGGAAAGCCCAGGGAAGCAGATGTGCGCTGGAAATTTCCTTCCGGAAACTCTATCAAATTCGCTCACCTCGAGCATGAGAAATCAAAACTGGAATACCAAGGCTCTCAGATCTGCTATATTGGTTTTGACGAATTAACACATTTCAGCGAAGGCCAATTTTTCTATCTTCTCTCCAGGAACCGTTCAACCTGTGGGGTCAAACCTTACGTTAGAGCAACCTGCAACCCGGACCCGGATAGTTGGGTAGCTCAGTTTATTGCATGGTGGATAAATCAGGACACAGGCTACCCAATCCCTGAACGCTCCGGTGTAATCCGTTATTTTGTTCGCCATGGTGACGCTATCTATTGGGGTGATAGTACCACGGAACTATGGGAACAGGTACAAGACAGAATGACCATAGAAGACTTTCATCCCACTTCATTCACTTTCATTTCTGCAAGGCTTGAAGACAATCCAGCACTCACAAGCAAAGACCCAGGATATAGAGGTAGGCTTCTTTCTCTCCCTCTAGTGGACCGCGAAAGACTTCTAGGCGGCAACTGGAAAATAAGAGCAAGTGCCGGGAATATGTTTAAGTCGGAATGGTTCAAGTTTCTCGAAGCTAGGGAAATACCCTGCAATCCTCAAGACTTGAAGAAAGTCCGATGGTGGGATACAGCAGCCACAGAACCAAATAAAGATAATCCTAATCCCGATTGGACGATAGGCGTACTCATGGGTGAGCACAAAGGCGAGTATTTCATTCTCGATGTTCAACGTTTTAGGAAGAGTCCGGCAGCCACAGAAGAGGCTATGAGAACAACGGCAGAAATGGACGGTAAAACTGTAGAAATCGGAATGGAGCAAGAGCCAGGGAGCGCAGGGAAGCGAGAGGCTGAACGTTTTAAGCGGTCCATATTCGCGGGATATTCTTTCCGGGCAGAACTTTCAACAGGGGATAAAGTTACAAGGGCTAAACCCTTCTCTTCTGCTTGTGAAAATGGATTAGTCCATTTAGTCAGAGGTTCTTGGAATTATGATTTTATTTCTACTCTTGTTAATTTCCCTGATGCTCAGTATCACGATGATGATGTAGACGCAGCGAGTGCAGCACATAGTTATCTATCTAGGAAGATAAACAGTAATTTTAGTCTTTCTGGATTGGTAAGGACAAAAAGGCGATAACATGGACGAATACAAAGATCTAAAATCAATAATCGACGAAGCAACTGGAGTACACAAAGACGCAACTAGAGACAGACCGTACGACGGACAACCACATACTTCCGAAGGGATACGAGGGGAAACCTTAGTCGAAGGTCTTACCATGCGAGATGTAGCTGACTGTATGGCCATTGGATTACTCGAAGCATCCGGTATACCAGAATTACAGGACGCAGCAGAAAGAGGAATATGGACATACAACGACCTGTATAAGCTCGAAGATTTTGATCCTGTTGCAGCCATTCAATGTATGGGGTGCAACCTCGAAAAGACGATGGGGATTTATCCAAACGTTCCGAAATTGCACTTTGAAGATAAATAATTCAATTTTTTCTTATTTTTTCCAAAAATACCACACATTTTTATACAAAAACACCCATATTTCTATTGTTAACGGCGTGAACAACTAAAAGAAGGCGGTCATCTTATGGACTTCATAGCTCTCCAAGAATCTATCTATTTTATCTCAGGCATTCTCGCGGCTGTAGCAGGCGCATATGGCACGATGAAAACACAGGGTAAGGTAATCTATCCTATCCAAAAAATTGAATCAGGAAAAGCCCGGATAAAAGCTCTCATCGAACAACAGGAGGCAGCCGGGCAGGTCATTGACATACTTGATAACATTTCTCCCGCAGAATTGAACGCAATTCTTGAGAAAGCGAAGGTTCTGTCTGATGATGGATTCAGCGCAGCCGAGGCGCAGGAATTAGGCGTTATGATTGTGACAGCAGTTAAGGAAAAGTGAATGCATGCCTGAGTTGAACGCCGCGGCTCCTGGTAAGAAAAGCTCGTTTCGACTAGCAGCAGCAGCCGGTGTATTAGGAAAAAAAGAAAACCCGACGAATTTCGGGGATTACACGAATTTTGATACTTCTAACAGATTTTTCAGATATCAGCAGCTCGTTAAGTCAACTCCCTATGCTTCTATCGGAATGAAAAAACTCAAGACTTCGCTAACGAAAGGGCTCGATTTCGATGGCAAGAGCAGGCGACAAGTTGACGAATCCCGCAAGTGGATGAAAAAAACTAATCTAGTCGGACAAGTTCAAAATATCGCAGGCTCACTTTTCCGAGATGGGACTTTTTGCGGGGTATTAAACGGCAATAATCCTGACACTCTCAAGCTTCAGCCTCTTTTAATGGCACATACTACGCTTCTTCCCGAAGGCATAGAGCATGGAAAAGCCTCTAAGGTACTTTTACAGCCTCCTATTAAGGAGTTCGTTGTTAATGAGGGAAGCACAGGGGACGTTCAGGAAGTCACGTATAAGGCCCAGGATGTAGTTTATGGGGCTTTGGATGAATGGGACTCAATCCAATTAGATATTAGAGAACGTGAAACATGCGGGCTTTATGGTGAGAGCCTAATTGATCCTATTGAACTTTCTATAAGATATCTCCATGTCATAAATCAAGGATACGTGGAGTTCGTTAAAAAATACGGTATGGGGAGATACAGTTACTCTTTCCCTATTTTAGAAAAATTACTCGAATCCAATATTATAGATTTCAATGTTTTTCAAACAGAAATTAATGACTGGATGGAAGATAACAAGAACCTTTCACAAAATGAAGATCTCGTCGGCATCGTAAAAGCGGAAGCCATCGATGCTAAAGGCTCTTTAGATATAATGGAATTCAAAAAAGCCTTAGAGACTGACATCCAGCTTGGTTTCTTGCAGAGTGACTTATCAATGGGCGACTCGAAAGGGTCAACATACGCAGCCGGATACGTTTCTGAAACTAGCAGGATGGTCGCTCTTGAAAATCTACAGCTCAATCTTTCTAATATTGTTAATGATTTCGTGAATAGAAGACTTGTAATGCAGAATAAAAGCGAAGATTCTGTGGAAGTCATTTTTGACGAATTAAGCCTCCCTCAGATGTCGGCAGCCGAGATAACTGAATGGTATGCGACGGGGATTATTACGAAGGAGCAGGCTTTAGAGTGGGGAGGGTTTCCAGTTTTAGAATCAGGCGGTGAGTAAAATTGAATTCAATAGTACCAGCCGCAAATTATACGCTAGATGCCTCGGAAAGCACGATTACGCTTACGAGTCCCTATCACATTGTCACGGAAGAGCAGATAGTCACAATTCGGAACATCACGAAAAACCAGCTTATTTATGATTCTGCCAATACCAACAGGGGGCAGATATCAATAACAAACGGAGTAATAACCTTCACATATTCCGGTCTAATGGAAGATACCGACAAAATCCAAATAATTCTCGCAGATAATCCAGCAGTTGACCTTTCAGGAGTCGAATTCGCAACAGTTGACGGAGGTACGCCCTAATGCCCGTAGGAGTCACGATAAAAACACGAAGAGGCACAGCAGCCGAATGGAGCGCAGCAAACC